GGCGCGTGCATGTCGTCTTTCGAGGAAACTTGAAAGATGAACCTGTGAAATTTGATAAGAACAAAATCCGTGTTTTCACCGGATGTGAGTTTGCTTTCACATGTTTGGTAAGGAAGTATTTCCTGCCAATTGTACGATTGATCCAGGATTCCGAAGGCCTCCTCGAATGTGCCGTAGGAATTAACGCGACAAGTCCTCAGTGGGACAAGTTCGTTAAACGTCTCACTAAACATGGTACTGAACGCATGATTGCAGGTGACTACAAGCAATATGACAAGAACATATCTATTCAAATGATGATGTATGCTTTTGAAATCTTGATTGATGTCGCTGAACAATGCGGTTACACCCAGGAACAAATAACTGTTATGCGCGGAATTGCGACAGAGATTTCTAATCCTCTTTATGAGTATGATGGAATCTTTCTACAGATGTTGGGTTCCAACCCTTCTGGTCATCCTTTGACCGTTATCATCAATAATATTGTTAATTCGCTTTACTTGCGATACGCATATTACTCCATGCATGAAAAAGCTGGAGACGTGATTATTCCACGATTTGATGTGAACATTGTGTTGTCTTGTTACGGTGACGACAATGCTGCTGGAGTCAGTGTAAATGAGAAGTTGTTTAATCACACCTCATTAGCACATGAACTAGCAGACATTGGAATCACTTATACAATGGCTGACAAAGGATCAGAATCAGTGCCATTCTTACCCCTGAGCGAGATTTCATTTTTGAAACGGGGATTCCGATATGACAAAGACATCGGGATGTATCTTGCACCGATCGAACAAAATTCGATTGCGAAGTTCTTACACAATTATCGTAAAACCAAAGGAGTCGACATTCTTCCTACTGTCATTGCTGCACAAGCATTGAAGGGAGCTAGTCGTGAGTATTTCCAATGGGGACGCGAGGTTTTTGATGAAAGGACTCAACAATTGAAAGATGTTGCCGAGATCACTGGAATAAGTGCTCTTTGCGGAACTTTCCCTACATGGGAGGATTTGCGTGAAGAGTACGTATGCGCTGGACAAAAGCGCCCGATGGAACAAGAACCATCTGTCCCCAACTATAAACTTGAACCCTATGACTGGTACACGGATACGAGTCTCCTTTCACAACAAGGAGCCTACGCTTTGCTAGATCATATCCCCCTGGATGTTGTGATCCACCCAAACAACAGGGACGCGGTGAAATTGAGTCGTTCCCGCATGTCCGACATTCGACTTGGTAATTTAACAGAAGAAGATGGACAAGGCAGTGCCTCAACTGCCCAGCAGAGTTCAGCGGTACTAGATAAACCGTTAGAGATGGACTTCTCGACAGGAAATCCTGTTAAAAATCAGAACGTACAATTTCGTGATGATGATACAGGTTTCGGAGATACTCGCGGATCGCCCTTTGATAAGATTCGAGATGATGCAATGATTCAAGATGCTACTCTCGATCAATTCTTTGCTCGACCCGTGAAGATCTTTTCACACCAGTGGAATGTTAATGGTTATTTTAATTTTGACATTGACCCCTGGACCACTTATTGGGAAAACCCTCGTGTATTAGCGCGTATTAGCAACTATCGTTTGCTTCGTGCGACTATGCGTGTCAAATTTGTCATCAACGGCAACGCCTTTTACTACGGCCGCGTTTTGGCAAATTATCGTCCATTACCACTAGACGATACATTGACCATTGAACGACCATTAAAACTGGTTGATTTAGTGGGCGCTTCCCAGCGACCCCATATTTTCCTGGATCCTTGCACAAATCAAGGAGGAGAATTGGAATTGCCATTTTTCACACCAAATAATGTCTTAGACATTGTCAACCGTGATTGGCGTTCCATGGGGAAAATTACCATGCAATCGATCAATGATTTGAAGCACGCCAACGGTGCTGTTGATCCGATTACAATCAATGTTTTTGCATGGGCAGAAAATGTAAGTTTCTCTGTCCCTACACAAACAGAACCTGGCCAATTGGCTCCCGGTTTGCTAAACTCCAAATCTTTAGGACTCGTCCATCAAGGTAAGGATGAAGTACTGGGTATTGTCAGCAAGCCAGCTAGTGTTGTTGTGAAAACAGCAGCACTTTTCACGAGTATTCAAACCATCGGACCCTTTGCTCGCGCCACTGAAATTGGTGCTAGAGCTATAGGTTCCATGGCCGCACTCTTTGGTTATTCAAAACCAACTCAAGTTGTTGCCACTCCGTTTCAACCCACTACTAAGTCTTCATTGGCTTTGTGTGATGGAACGGAACCGCTCAACCGTCTTACAGTCGATTCTAAGAATGAATTGTCGATTGATCCCGGTATATCCGGTATTAAGGCGAAAGATGAGTTGGCTATTCTGAATATTGCTACTCGTGAGAGTTACTACACTACTTTTTCATGGCCATTACCTCCCAACAAAACCTCGGAGGATTTGCTATGGAACTGTATTGTGGACCCTGGAATTCACAGGACACTTACTACTTTCGTCGGTCAGTCTCCAGAGATACATATGCCAGCGTGTTGTTTCGCAACATTACCTTTTCAATACTGGAAGGGTTCTATGCGTTTCCGCTTTCAAATTGTAGCTTCTGGTTATCACAAGG